ACTATCGTCCTTGGGGACTAGAAGGACCTGCAGGAGCGACAGCGGATAAACAAACAGCTACTACTGAAACTAGGGCACCCGCAACAGCACCCGTAGCAGAAACTTCAGCACCATGGGAAGAAGATGCAATGGCAGCTGCCGAATCTATTAAGGTTCCAACATCACAACCTTCAAGTGATAAAGCACAAGACATTCTAGCAATGATTCGTGCTAGACAAAGCAAGTCTTAAAAGGTAATAGGGAGCATTTGCTCCCTACCTAAGGAGAACTCTATGACAACAAGTGACGAAAGATACCGCGCCATAAAGCAAGGTAAAAAACTATTGGAAGAATTATGCGATCCAGGTAAAACTCCTCGTGTTCCTAGTATCATTAGAGATAGGGCAAGGGGTGCATTACGACATTACCCAAATGATTGGGAATTGGAATCTATTGCAGAGAAATGTCCAGATATACTAGACAAGCAAACATTTAGTGTATATACTAATGGTGTACACGTAAAATAAAGGAAATAAAATGGCTAAGAAATTAAACAAACTATCAAAAGTAAATGAATCATTTACTGTAAATCGTTATGATAACGGCTTTATGATTGAAGTGGGTGGAAGAGACAAAGAGAATGACTGGAAAAATTGTAAAGTAATGTGCAGTACAGAAGCAGAACTATTTGAAGTAATCAAAGAAGCACTAAGCATGGAAGTGGAAAGTTAATATGGCAAAACCATTTGATATCAGTAAGTTCCGTAAGGACATTACAAAAAGTATTGAAGGTCTATCAATAGGATTTAACGATCCTACTGATTGGATTTCAACTGGTAACTATGCTCTCAATTATCTCATTAGTGGCGACTTTAATAAAGGCGTACCTCTTGGTAAAGTTACTGTCTTTGCCGGAGAGTCAGGAGCAGGAAAATCATTCATCTGCTCAGGCAACCTCGTTAGACACGCACAACAACAAGGAATCTTTGTAGTATTAGTAGATTCGGAAAATGCACTGGATGAAGCGTGGCTACATGCGCTAGGTGTATCTACAGACGACAGTAAATTGTTAAAACTTAACATGGCTATGATTGACGAAGTAGGAAAAACTATTTCTATGTTCGTTAAAGATTATAAAGCACTACCAGAAACAGATCGTCCTAAGGTATTATTTGTAATTGATAGTCTTGGTATGTTACTAACACCAACAGACGTTAATCAGTTTGAAGCAGGTGATATGAAAGGTGACATGGGTCGTAAACCCAAAGCACTAACAGCACTTGTTCGTAACTGTGTTAATATGTTTGGTTCACTAGGCATTGGCTTAGTTGCTACTAATCACACATATGCTTCACAAGATATGTTTGATCCAGATGATAAAATCAGTGGTGGTCAAGGTTTCGTTTACGCAAGTTCCATTGTAGTTGCTATGAAGAAACTAAAACTCAAAGAAGATGAAGATGGTAATAAGATTAGTGATGTACGTGGTATTCGTGCCGCATGTAAGATTATGAAAACTCGCTATGCGAAACCATTTGAATCTGTACAAGTTAAGATTCCTTATGAAACAGGCATGAGCCCTTATTCAGGTCTATTAGACATGATTGAGAAAGCTGAACTTGTTAAGAAAGAAGGTAACAGTCTTGTGTATACAACCCTTGAAGGTGAAATCATTAAAAAGTTTCGTAAAGGTTGGGAAGCTAATACTGATGGTTGCTTAGATATAGTTATGTCCGAGTATAGTCAAAAATCAACATCAAAGATAAGTACTGTAACACCTGAGGAGGAGGGTACAGAATGAGTTTAGATTTTGTTGCTGAAGTTTGGGATGCACTACGCACTCACATTGATTTTAATGACCGTAGTGATGCCGCAGATACATTAATCAATCTATTGATTGACAACAACTACGAAACCGACGATATCAAAGATGCTTTTAAAGGTGACAAGGAAATGCTTAAAGCATTGAAAGGTTATGCTGAACAGCATGATGAGATTGATGAGGACTACGAAGAAGAAGACGAAGACCAAGACGATTGGAACTAAATGTCAAATTGGTATACAAGGATCACAACTAATCTAGCTGTGATACCCGATTTCATCTCTCATTGCGAGAATGAATTATTATCTGCAAAACAAGAGGTAAGGGTATACGGTAATGTTGAAAAAAACATTGCCGCATTACCCGGAGTAACCGAACATCGTTTTAATCAACTACAAGAGATAGAAGCAGTATTGAACTATCTCAACATTCAATTACGGAAAATTCGCCGAAAGCATTTTCAAAAATATTTAGAAGCGTATAATAGAGCATTGACAAGCCGTGATGCTGAAAAGTATGTTGATGGTGAAGATGAAGTAGTAGATTTTGAAACACTTATCAATGAAGTAGCATTACTAAGAAATCGTTGGTTAGGCATAATGAAAGCATTAGAATCAAAAAACTTTATGTTAGGTCATATTGTTAGATTGAGAGCAGCCGGTATGGAGGATATCACAATTGGTTAATAATACATATAGCAGTAACACAATAACATTGACTGGCGGGGGTAGTGGAATAAATTCTATCAATCCATTATCTATTAATTCACTATCGTTGGATGATACTTATCTTAATAACCTATTAAAAAATATTAATAGAAGCGACTATGTTAAACGATATGAAGTTATTGAAGCTACTGAAGATATACTAGCATTAAGTGTTGCTTGGAAACGATTGCGTGATACAAAAAGCGAATCAATACAAACTGGTATTACCACATTATTAGATGATAACTTGTTTAGAAAGATAGAAGAACCTGACAGGATTCGTGCTAATGAGATACGAGATTATTTTAGCAAAAAAATTATGTTATGGTCTCTTAAAAGTGTTAAGTTATCTGCCTATAGACAAGACCTAAACAAATTTATTCATGGTGATAGTAAAAAAATCACAGAAGAAATGTTACCACTCATTTATAGATTGCCTGAATTCTATGAATATGATGTTCAATTTGACCAGTTCAAAAGAGAAGTTAATTTAGATATAACTAATTTCAGTAATATAAATAGTGTTAATAAAATCACTACTCTAACTCCTATAACAAGTTTTTACAAAACTAACAAACGTGTAAAATATTTTGAGTATTGGTTAAAGGATAGTAATGACAATGCTCATTTGATTACAATTGAACCAAAGAACCCATTGAAACATATTTGGGATAAGATATTTGCTAATGGTCAATTACGTATTGAAGCCACATGCTACCCTAAAAAGTATGATGAGTTACATTACTATCAATTGTTAAATTGGACAGTAGCCTAAATTTGACAATAAATGGATTTAGTGCTACAATAGAGTCTTATTCAGTTGAAAGGGTCTTATGGGTTACAAAGTTGTTGCCGACAAATATCAGATGGACGAAATGCGTACCAAATATGGTCCACGCCGTGGTCTAGAAGGACCGTTTAATTTCTCCGGTAGAGTGTTGTATTATGACAACAAAGAAGGCCAGTACTATGATCCTAGATCCGATTTCTATGTAGAACAGTCGGAAATGAACGAAATTCATGCTAATTTGATAGCCAAAATTTGACAATAAATGGATTTGGCGCTATAATAGAATCTTAGACAGTAAAGAAAAGGACTCGGAAATGACTACAGAATTCAAATCTTGGGAAGAGTTGACACAATTGGAACAAGCCCGGGAACTTTACTGGGACATGTACAAGGACGCTTACGGTGTTCGCCCCCGTGGTGTTGACACCTCACACTGGACCCTTAAAGATTTTGAAGCTGAGTTTGAAGGCCTTGGTGTAGCTATTGAAGCCGAAGAAAAGATCCGCATTGCGGCAGAGCAACATGCAATTTTCTCTTTTGAGAAAAGGATCGATGACCTGATCTTTTCAGGTGCTAAGGACCGTGCAACAGCAATGCGCTGGATCCACGAAGCTGAGGACACTCAGGGTGATGATGAGTACTTGTGCTATACATTGGGCTTGCCCTATATGTACTTTCGCAAGGTAGCTTAATTTGACAATAAATGGCATTCGTGCTATAATACTTGTATTGATTGATTAACACACAGGAGAAGCTATGTCAACGATTCGCATTTTGTCAGGTTCTTATCGCAATGAAGCAGTTAAAGGTGAAGTGTTTACACTTGTCAAGGGTTTTCAGACAGGTAAAAAAGGTAGTTATGTGACTGTTAAAAATGATGGTCAATTCCCAGGCCGTAGTACTGAGATTAAAATTTTAGTAGATACGATTAACAATATTGAATTTTTGAATGGAGAACAAGTGTTAGCAAATACAGTAGAATTTAGAAAAGAAGTAGTAAAAGAAACTGATGAACAAGCAATGGACCGTATTGCTTCACGTTTTTCAGTACTTGATGAAATGTCTAAGGCATGTATCAGTGGTGATATACGTGCTATGATTGTGACAGGTCCTGCAGGTATCGGTAAGTCACACGGTGTCAACTTACAAATGGAAAAGGCAAGTATGTTTGACAGACTTGCAAGCAAGAAAGTTCGCTTTGAAGTTGTCAAAGGTGCTATGTCAGGTATCGGCTTGTTTGCTAAGTTGTACAAATTTAGTGATGCTAAGAACGTTCTCGTTTTTGACGATTGCGATATCTGGGAAGATCAGGACGCTATCAACGTACTGAAAGGTGCATTGGATTCAGGTAAGACACGTAGAATTTCTTGGAATAAAGATTCACGTATTTTGCGTGAAGAAGGTATCCCGAATTCTTTCAACTTTAACGGCTCGATTATTTTCATTACGAACAAATCGTTTGACACAAAGAAAGCCGGTAAGATGCAACCGCACTTAGATGCATTACAATCACGTTGTCACTTTCTGGACCTGACAGTTGATTCAGAGCGTGACAAAATGTTGCGTATCAA